AAGCCACAACTAAAACGGTAATCATCAAAGTGACCGGACCATCCATGTTATATGATCAACCTTTGTATAAAAAAATCATAGAGAAACGAGCTCAATTAAATTATTACAAACGAGTCATGGATACCAAGCCAAGTAGAATATTTTCTGAACATCGTTATATTCCCGGTGATGATAATTTTATCACATGGGAAGAATTAACTGGGCAATTAGATATTTATCGCAATTTCAAAATAATATTGCGCGAAAAATATAATGGCGAAATGGTAACCAATGCCTGGATTAAAATGTATGAAATGTTAAATTTGTTTCCCAATTTGTTACCCAATACTCCACAAGTCCGAACATTTCATTTATGTGAAGCACCTGGAGCATTTATTTCAGCCACACATCATTATTTGGCCAACCATAATCAAAGTCTTGATTGGTATGCCCAAACTTTGAAACCAACCAACAATGGACAAATTACAGATGCTGCCCTGGATGATCATTTCGGTTTGATTTCGGCCAATCCAGATCGTTGGTTATTTGGAACCGAGACTGATAATTCTGGCGATATTACACATAGCGGCATCATCAAATATTATGCCACACATCCTCTTTTACGAAATATTGATTTCATGACGGCTGATGCTGGTTTGCATTGTCAACCCAATGAATTAAATGAACAGGAAGCTTTTTTGGGTAAAATTAACATGGGGCAAATCATTTGTATATTGGCTTGTTTACCAGTGGGAAAATCAGCCATTTTCAAAACCTTTTTGCCTATGGCAGAGCCACTGACCATTTCCATGATTTATTTGACCACACATTGTTTCGAGAAAGTGACCATGGTCAAACCAAGCGCCAGTCATAACACAAATTCAGAAATTTATTTGGTTTTGGAAAAATATCAAGGTATTGATGAAAATATTTTGAGAGTACTTTATTTATTATTAGATGATTCCAACTATACCTCCAAAACATTGCTCTTCAAAAATATGGACCACAAATTTTTCAAGACGTATGTTCAAAATATATCCAATATGATTGATCGACAAATAGATGCTTTGGCTCGAAATTATTATTATTATTATCATTACGAAGAAACAGAGAAATTCAAAAATGACACTCGTTATTATTTTGATGAGTGGGCAACAATAAATCCTATCAAACCACTGACCAAACATTTGTTGAGGACTCCAACCAAACCCTCTGCACAACTGCGACAACAACATTAATGATGCTATGTTAATATTCATTCTATTAATTATTTGATTAAATAATTAATAGCATGACAAACATTCCAATATTAATATTTTCAGAGATATCTATTTTGTCTTTGCCACGAAACAATCTTAGTATTATCATAAGATTCCACCATTTTTAAAACAAATTGATCATAAGAATAATTATTTGTCAATAACCATTTAAAAAATTTTATTTCTCGGCCACCACAAAATCCCAAATTAATTTTTGGTCCCCAATGACAACATTTTTTGTAAATCCATTTAGTCTGAAAGTTTTATACATATCTCCATAACAATATTGTCTTGTTATGTAAAATTAACTGTATATATCACACATTTCCATCTAATCGACAACTATTTTTGATGGCCCATTTTAAGATGTTCGACTTTCCGTATTTGGTAGCATTATGACAAACCTTAATATTCATAGCATATCCCTTTTATTGGAGCCACTTTAGTCAAATTACTAATTAACGTTTTTCTCAGTTTTTTTCCAACCGTGCAAAACAATAAGCACTGTTACCATTTTTGATGCCATGAACACAAGATAAGTAATCTAACAATTGTATGTACTCGTTGGCACATTCTTTGATTCTGAGAAAAATTTTTCCCGAATAATAAATGATTTGTGATCGTTCTTTATCATTTAATTCGGGCATGGTTAAAATGGCTTTGTTCAGTTGTAACAAAATATTGTCAATGGGATACCCTAGCGCAATAATATTCTTACAATGCTTGGAAATAGCCACAATATTTTTGCAAGTCAAAGTTTTCCTAATAATTTCTTCAGCTTTGTTCATACAAATAGAAGCCGCAATATCATAAATATCAGATTCTGTAATTTCTGTTGTGATTTTGGAACGACTATTTACCAACATTAATTTTCCAAGTTGTTCTATCGTCATTGTATTAATTTTTTGATTTTTGGATTGTTTAAAAATGTATAAATATTTAAGGTTTTGCAACAACATGATGGCTTTTCGCATATCTCCATTGGAAACCTCAATAATCGTGTCCAATATATTACATGGCAGTGACATTGATTCTTTGGTGGCTATTTCATTTAATTTGTTGACCATAGATTCATGACTTAATTTTTTAAAGTGAACGGGAGAACATCTGGATTTAATGGCATCCGTAATTTTACTAATGTAGTTACAAATAAAACAGAATCTGGTGACCGTACTATATTGCTCGATGATAACACGCAATGCATCTTGGGCTTCATCTGTCATAGAATCTGCCTCATCCAATATAATGATTTTATATGGTGGAATTCGGGTACCATCTTCGGAAATCATTTCCGACACATATTTACGGGCCACGCCGGTAATTTTTTCCCGAACGGCATTAATGCCACGATCATCTGAGGCATTAAATTCTATGACTCTTGATGGAAAATATTCTTTGAATATTTCCCGACCCATGGCCAAAATGGCTGATGTTTTGCCCGTGCCGGGAGGTCCATAAAATAAATAATGAGTCATGTCACCAGTTTCAATACTATTGCGAAATAAATCAATCAAGTCAGGAGATTGTGTAATTTCTTCTAATTTTCTGGGACGATATTTCTCAATCCATGGCAAATTATTTGAAGTATTGGATGTCATTTCAATTTAACCTAATTTATTTAATGAAACTTTATATAAACTATCATTAAATATTAAATTGAAATTCAATTTTTTGAATCAATTTTTTGGGCTAATTTTTTGTGTAATTCCTTGAACATATTTAGAGCCTGTTCGGAACTAATACGTCGATCAGGGTGATATTCGAACATTCGATATAAAATTTTGACCTCGTCTGGATATTTATCATCCAAAGTATAAAATTTTGTGCCTTCGAAAATTTTCTTTGGTTTTGAAAAACCGGGCCACAGGCAAACATCTTCGTTGAACCCAGGACGCGGTGTCCCCAAATAATTATAAATTATTTCGACCATGTCATTATTATAATATTCTTTCATCAAGTATTTGTTGTTATTCAACATAAATCCAATAACACATGCACAAGACCAAACATCTACTTTATCATTATATTTCCCATAACGCAACAAAACTTCTATTGGTCTATAAATCACAACACATATGTCATCACTATGAAGTTTTTGGCCAGGATATCGTGCCCAACGACTAAAACCAAAATCCGCCAATTTTAAGATTCCGTCTTTCGATATCAAAATATTTTTGGTTGAAATATCCCAATGATATATCCCCAAATTATGTATATAACTAACTGCTTTTAACAGTTGAATGATAAAAGATATTTTTAGATCCTCAGCAAATGGTTTGCTACCATAGTTGTTGGCTAATCTTTCCAAATCAATGTCCATACATTCCATAATCATCAAAAATTTATTTTTGTCAGGGTGATAATAAAGACCATGTAATTTGATGATATTGGAATGATTAATTTTTCTCAAACAATTAATTTCATTTAACATGTCTTGCGGTAGGTCGTCCATTTTGTTGGGCATTTTTATGGCTACAACATTTTGATTATTGTTTGGAGATTTAATTAAATAACGAAAAACTTTACCATAGGCACCTTGGCCGAGCGTTTCCAATATTTTGAAATTTTTGAATTCATCATCGGTATATATTTTGATAGAATGCTTAATAGTAACAATTGGTTGAACTAAATTTTGGATAAAGTGACTATCTGTATAACGTGGAATAATTTTAGGAATTTCTTTCGTGCTGATGGCAAAATATTTTTTTTTCGCGAAATCTTTTTCAATGGATGTTCGTGGATAATTTTTGTCATTGCACCAAATCAAATATAAATAATTATAAACAGGATCGTTGTTAATTAATCTTTGTAATGATTGTTGTTTCTTTTGGATAATCATACTGAATTCTATTATTTTATTGGCCAAAACACGTGGTTCGAATAATTGATATTCTTTTTGCCAAAAAAACAAATGAGACAAATAATTAGCCAGGAAAAAACTTTCATCATTCGTGAATGAATAATTGGACCCAATGATATGTTGTAAAATGGTCTCGTGACCAACATAATAATTAAGTTTTTCCAAAACTATTTTTTTAATGTTCGACAAAAATTTTTCGGTATATGTATCATTCGACCAATAACATAAATCTTCCAAAGATATGATATCTGGTCTTTCCATAGCCGAGGCCAAATGAAGAGCCACCGATGCTATAGCTTGTAAATCAGATCTTTTAACAGAATCTTTGGATAAATATTCATCATATATTATTACAGCTGACTGAAAAACATATCTTGTATTTTCTTCCGCCACCACAACATCATACATCCATTCCACGACGGTAGCTCGCATTTTGTCAGTATATTCATATTCGGATGATATTTCTGATGACATGATTTACTGTGTGAATGACATGGAAATGTAGAATCAACATATCCAAAAAAAAAATATTTATCAATTTTTTTCTTTTGGGACAAATTTATGATTTTGCTTGAAATTTATTATAGAGACCATTTTGAATACGTTAAAAATTTAACTGCATTTAAAATTGATCAAATTAACATTTGTGTCTGCAAATACCGAAGCCTATAAAGATCCATGGGATTGACAATACCTATATCATAACATACATCGGCATCCATTTTGATAAATTTTCCGGCATCAATTTCATTTTTGCGAAAAATGTCAACCAAATGTGGCATACCAGACAAGATTAACCATACTAAAAAATCAGAACAAGTCCATATAATTTTTCTGGGAGTTAACATTTCCAAATTCCAAATAGCTTTTTCTTTGATATCTTCCACACAGGATATTATCTTCTTAATTTCATTACCGTCCGTAAAATTCATACAGGTAACAAGAATTTCTCTGGTCAGTTGTAAAAACGCTTTTCCATCAATTTGCCACTTGATGAAGAAATCCAAGTTCAATCCCCTGGCTTGGACAAATCGCAAAACATCTTCTGTTGACCATAAGATGAAATATTTGATGTCACAATCTTTTAGAGTTTGGGGTTCTTGTAAAACATCTTGCAATAATTGTTCCAAGGAAGAAGTTACGGGAATTGGTATCATGCCAAGTTCTTCAGTTTTGGATGATTTTTTTCGGGTCAAAATGGGCACAACATCTGGACCTAACAAATCATCACCGTTGTCATCAGGAATTTTGATGACGATATGATCACATTTCCGATATTTGGATAAATTTTTTTTGAATTCATCCAACAAAATATCATACTTACGTTGCATTTCGATCTCTGATAAAATCCAACGACAACGATAATTGGTTTCTTTTTGTTTAAGCAGAACATTGGCAATAATATTTCGTATAGCTTGGTGTTCTTTCGTATAATTTCTATCACTATCAATGGCAATATCGTTTAAGATTTTGATGAAAAAAATAATACTCGACTGAGTTTTGACATCAGAAATGTTTGTTGCCATTTTTGACATCACTGGGCAAATCAATCTAAAAAACAAAAAGGAACAAATTAATTTTTGTCCAAAAAATGAATCCTCTTGTGTTTCATAATATGTGTTCATCTGACTACACATATATGAACACATGTCTATCATAATGTCGGACATAAAGATTTCCGATAATTCATTAATTTTTTTGATAGCTGATTTGAGTACTTTTCTAATATTTTTGGCAGATGGTTTTTTTTGGGTACATAATTCCACTAATTTTTCGGCCAGAATACTAACTCGATTTCCAGTTTTGTTCATGAAATTAATAATTAAATCAAAAGCAATGTTACCTTCCCGGAAAAAATGTTCACGGTGAACCTCGAATCCTCGACGAAATAAAGTTTTTAAATAAGTTTCAACAGAACATCCTTCGGCCAATAACAATTGATAAACAGCTTCAATTAAAACATTATTGTTGGTACGAATAATACCTTCCTGAATACTGGAACGTTTTTCAACATACCGAAGAATTTCAGCATATCTAGAAAAAGGATCCATTTATCAGCAATACCTATCATATATATCAATGAAGTATAAATATGGGTTCCCTGGCAAATTATTTTTCAATGTTTTTTGAACATAACCAATAAATTATAGACATAAAACATTGAAAAATAATTTGTGGTTTAAATCAATATAATAACATATTCTTTTTATATTAATAATGGACTCCTACGAACAATCTAAAATATTTACCAAACGATACAAAAAAATCAAAAATTTACTGAAAATGGTATATGGCTTTGATAATTTTCGCCCCAAACAATATGAAATTATTAACCGGATCATTTCCGGGGAAGATGTTTGTGCCATTCTGCCTACAGGACATGGAAAGTCGCTTTGTTTTCAAATTCCAGCTCTTTATTTAGATCAGCCAGCAATTATTGTTTCCCCACTTATTTCGCTCATGGATGATCAACAACTTATTCTAAATAAATTGGGTATAAGTTCTTGTTGTTATAATTCCACAGTGACAAATAAATACGATATGCGCAAAGATATTATGCAACGTAAATATAAATTTATTTATATCACGCCTGAATCCATTGTCAAGCTAAAAGATTTTTTGATTGAATTGGAAGACAAACAAGGAATTTCTTTGATTGCCATCGACGAGGCACATTGCATTAGTTCTTATGGATTCGATTTCAGAGTTTCTTATCGGGAACTCATGTTTTTGAAAGAAGCATTGCCTACTGTGCCTATTTTGGCAGTGACTGCCACAGCGACAAGTTTGGTTGGCCACGACATTTGCAAAGTCTTGGGATTCAAACATGTCCAACCTATTAAAACTTCTTTCAACCGACCCAATTTATATTTGGAAGTCAGGAAAAAAGAAAAACGAATAGATGATGATATTGTACCAATTATCAAGCAACATCCCAATGAGTCAATAATCATTTATTGTCTGACCAAAAAAGAAACTGTCAAAGTCTCCGAAATTTTGGGCGCCCACAATATTCAATGTGGTATTTACCATGCAAGTTTGAATAATGATGAAAAAACTAAAACTCATCACAAATTTATCAATAATGAAATTAAAGTGATTGCTGCCACTATTGCTTTTGGTATGGGCATCAACAAACCCGACGTGCGTGTTGTCATACATTATGGATCACCACGGAATCTTGAAGGATATTATCAAGAAATTGGTCGGGCAGGGCGCGATGGAAAAAAATCTTATTGTTATACTTTTTATAATAATCGAGATTTCGAAATACATAAAGTCTTTATTGCGGACATCATAAACACTGCTCATCGAAAAAATCAACTGAAATTGTTGGACAAAATCAAAAATTATATGACCACCAATAAATGTCGTCGACAAATATTGTTGGAATATTTTGATGAAGATAGTGATGACAAATGTGATATGTGTGATAATTGTTGCCAAACTCACAAACCAATGAACATCACGGTTCACACAACCATTCAAAATGTTGAACGAGAGGCCAAATTACTCATTGATTTGATCGAATATTTGAGTAAAGAGAACAAGAGATTCGGTCTCCTCATGTATATTAACATTTTACGAGGTTCCAATAATAAAAGCATTGCAGGTCCTCTTCGAAAAAACAAATTTTATGGCGCCGGCAAACATAAAACTGTAGTATGGTGGAAAGAAATGAGTGAAAACTTAATAAAAAAAGGATTTTTACAACAAATATATTTGAAAGGTGGTCGATTTGCTATGCAAATCGTTATGGCAACCAAACAAGGAATACTTTGGTCCAATGTCGCGGAATTGGGAGGCTATTTAGATGGTTTGGATATTGAACAATTAAGTCCCATGAATATGGTGACCACTGTTTGAGTGCACTAAATCGTAATAAAATAATTGACAACTGACAACTAGTTAATATATGATTTGAATATTTTTCAGACCATATACCAACTTCATCTTTTTAATAAGTGTCACTGTTAATGTGTCTGGTGTCCCTGATGACCATGACGACCATTATGATGACCATGATGATGGCCATGTGGGTTACGTTGGTTGTGTTGGTTTTGTTGGTTGGGATAATTTGAATAATTTTGATAGTTTGGATGGTTTTGATAATTTGCATGATTTTGATAATTTGGATGATTTTGATTTGAATAATTTTGGTTTGAATAATTTTGGTATGGACCAGCAGGTATGGGCGGTGGTGGCCTGACTGGAACAAGTGGAGGACGTGACTGTGGTGGTGCACTTGGTGTGGGTAACTGTGATGGTGACTGTGGTGGTGCACTTGGTGTGGGTAACTGTGGAGGTAAATGTGGAGGTAAATGTGATGGTGCGCTTGGTGTAGATAACTGTGGAGGTAAATGTGATGGTGCGCTTGGTGTGGATAACTGTGGAGGCACTTGTTGGTGCGAACCCTGGAGCGAGCCAGGTTGTTGCGAATGTTGTTTGGCATATTGTTGAGTTTGTTGTTGCATTTTTTCCAGTTCATTGCGCCTGTCTGAAACCATGATTTTGAACATTTCATCGGCAGACTTATTGCGATATGTTTGGGCAAGTGTGCGACGATGATTGAAGAAATTAGTGGCATCTGTAATCATTTGTGGATGTGCACCACGCCACTCTTTTAAATTTTTCATGGCTTCATCAAGCATTTTTTCAATATGAGGTAAATAGGAGTTACCATCCAAAACTGACTGGCCACAAAAATAACAAGATCTTAGGGTCAAAGAACAAGTATAACAATAAGTGTATGATGATAATTGTGTCATTTTTTGGCAATTACGACACGTGCCATTCTGGTAAGCGTCCATTTTATTTTGTCGGTTGATGACACACAATGGACAGGCAAATGCTTCTGGATCAATAGGTAATGGAACAAATGTTTGGCTGGGTAAATTATTGTGTTGGTTCATCTTTGTTGTTATATGTTATTGATGATGTTTATAATTTTATATTATTTAACGTAAATCTTGGTCAAAAAATTAATGAAAAATTATCAAATGTAGTTACCAAGATTTTAACAAATTGGCTTATCCTTATTTCATCAAATCCGTAGGAAATGATAAAACAGTAGCCGATATCATAAATGATTAGAGTGATTTGGTAGAGTAGTAAAATTTAATAAATTTTGGAGCAAATGTGGAAATATTTTTTTATCATGATAAAAAAATATTAAAAGAGCATTTTGAATTAATTAGCATTTTTTTTAGTGTGAGACTTGCTGTTGGATTTACTGTTAGACTTGCTGTTGGTTTTACTCTTGTTTTTATTCTTATTTTTATTGTTGTGATTATCTGTGTTATCATCTTCACTGTCGTCATCATCTTCGTCATCTGATTCAGTGGATTTTTTGGGAGATTTAGTTTTGATATAATTTGATAATTTTTTCTTGGAATTGGATTTTTTGTCGGAGTTTTTGTTAGAGGATTTATCCGGGTTCTTCAAATCTTTGGATGATTTTTTGTTGGATCCAATAGGTTCAATCGTGTTGGATTTGTTGTGGTCTGTATTTTTCGTAGGTAACGGTGGAGGAGGTGGCACTGTTGATGTTGTGGTTTGGCTCGCTGTGGATTTGTCGGATTTTTTATCATCGTCATCATTATCGGTTGGTTTGTTATTATTTTTGCTATTGAAAATGTCTTTGACGACAGTGGTTGTTGGTTTGAGCATTTTTTTGGCACTGAGTAAGTCTTGCAAAGATGGTGCAAATGCGGAAATAATCGGTTCCTGATTTTGCGGCTTGATTTGGGGTCTATGTGATTGATTTAGTGGTGTGGGTGGCACATTGGGTGGCATGTAATGCGGAACCGCTGGTGGTATTGGTACATGTGGCATCATTTGAATTTGTCCCAACATATTAGTGGGACTTTGATAGTAAGGATTGATTTGCGGTATATTTGGAAGACTAATGGGTGTTTCCAATTTCTTTTTGTATTTCTCAATAATTTGTAAATAAGCCGTGTCTTCTGGGTCATCCTCGTCACAAATGAGACAAGTTGTCATGAAAAATTCTTGGATTGGGGAGTATGGTTTGAATTTTCTAATTTGCATGACATTCCAAATGGCTTTGAACTCTGCTTTGGACTTGTCCTCATAAAAGCGAAGTTCCGTTAATTCCATGACCACCGAAACAATAGATCTTTTTTCAATAATGCTGATATCAGCTTGTTTGGCACTTTCGTCATAAATCGTGGGAATCATTCCATATTTTTCATCATATGGCAAATTCAAGTTCATGTGGAAGGGAAAATCTTCACTGGATCTTTGCAAAGTTTTTTTGTACTTCAGTTTTTTTGGTAATCCCCATTTTTCTTTGTAATCCATGATAGTATCCTCATTTACAGTATCTATTTTTTTTATAAGCATAAATAATTTTTTGATTTCTTCCTCGTTGTATAGATTGGTCATAGTATTAAAAGATATTGACAATTGGTATGATTTTTTACCATTGTTGTCAAATTGTTTGATTCCAAACGGAACGATCATTTTGGGAGTTTTAATAATAATTTTTTGTTTGTGGGTGTTCATAATGGCCGAATCCGATTCTGTTTTTTTCTTATCCTTGGATTTTTTGGTCTTGGTTTCCGATTTAGGAATCTTTTCGATTTTTTTGTTATAGTAAACACCAATGTTCTTGGATACCTTGTAAAACATAATTGGTTTCACGTAAGTGATATCTTCTACATCAAAATTATTGACATCAATAAATAAATTTTTATAACTGTCCATCAAATTATTTATATCTTTAAGCTATCTTTTTAAGTTTATAATAAGTTATCTTTTATACGGAGACAGGTTCAATATATTTTGGTACCAATTTTATCGAACTCAATTTTAATGATATAAAAAGATTATTTATGAGAAAAATTGATACATATTGTCTATTTTATAAAAATATGATTAATCAAATTCAGTAATTATAACGTATGCAAAATCATGGAAAAGTTTTAGGAGAAAATTTGGTGGTGACCAATACAGACATTCAAATCACAGAAGACATCTGGCTCAATTTGGCCAGACATATTTTTGTATACGCCAATGCTAAAACGTATTTAATACGTGATCATGCTTTATATCAGGTGAGGCCCCGAGTACATCCCCATCATTCTAATATTATTGTCATGCCTCATTTTGTCAGGGATGATGGTCTGCTAATTTATTTGCAACTGGTTCAAAATAATTGCTATTTGAAAGTCATTTCCGAAGAAATAATTAATTGGTCCATGGAAACTTTCGGTACCAAAAATGCCAGTGTTTTCACCATAACACTTGATCCCACACTTTCGCACACTAATTTGGATTTAAATCAACTGACGCCAGACCAATTGGCCAGTTATTATCTTGGAATCGAAGAACAAACATTCCATTTGACAGGCGAAACTAGCGAAGAGACTTCGTCCAACAATGTGTTTGACCATGATAATTCTCACAACGAC